ATTTCTAGCGACAAAGATTCTAAGATTTATTTTTTCATATTTAACCATGACAATGCAGCCAATCACGGAATCTATGAGTACGACCATTTCGGTGGATTCAACAAATTGGTATCAAACGGCCAGTTCGTTACCAGTAATGCATTGGGATTCCAGCTTTCAAGAATCACCGCAATCTCAATCGTCAGCAACTTCCTTGTATATTCTACTGGAACCGGAGAAGTAAGGGCTATAGATATAGACTACTGGTCATCAAGCGTCCCAACGGGCGTAGATGCCTCAAGGGTTAGACTAAATGTACTGCCCCCTGTTTTTGCTCCCAGCATCACCGTTGTGAGTACCGGCTCCGCAAACATTGTGGTGGCTCGTCAGTTCTTAAAGTTCTACTACAGATACATTTATGCTGATGGTAGAATTTCAGCGTTATCGCCGTCTTCCATCATAAAGAACGTCCACGACATTGATGAATACAACATCAACAAGATTACTATAGCAATTCCGACAGCGCAAAAGGTGCATGCCGGGGTTGAATCTTTGGAAATCATTGGATACAATGACGAATCAAATACATATTTCGTAGTCAAAGACATCCGTGGTCAGTCAGTGTTTAACAACCACAACAGTGGGTCGACTCAAATCGTCGCAGACTATACCGCAACCAATACCTATCAGGTTATTGCAGACATTGAGACTGGATACATTCACGCTACTGCGCCATTTGACGTTAAGGCTTTGTCGTCTGCAAAGAATAGGTTGTTTTTCTCAAACTACAAAAACTGGCTTGCCGATAATGCAACACAGGCTGAAGGTACTGGCTTAACCCCATCTATCACATTCCAAACTTCTGGAACAGAGCGTCCAGCGTGCTTCATTGAAGGTTCTATATTTGACATTGGAGTTGTCTACCGTGATGAGTTCGGAAGAACTTCTGGAGTTAAGAAGTTAAACATTTCAGCCACCATTCCATTCCGTGACGGTTCTGGAACAGATATTCAATTAATATCTCCTAGTGTTCGACGTCCATATTTGCCGCATGAAGACCACACTACCCTTCCGGATAGCATAAGCTTCAATCTTTCAAATGCTGCATTTAACACGATTCCCAGCTGGGCAAAAACGTGTGAGGTTGTTATTTCAGATAATAAGGCATTTACTGATTTTATCCAGTTCCCTCTTGAGTCTGTCTATGCAGACAGCCTAAACTCAAACGGGACTGTTAATTCCGTCAAATACCAGTTCGGACTTGAGTTTGGTGTAAAGCTTGCTGACGGAACATACGCCTTTGCAAACTCTCAACGCTTTCTTAGCGAGACGCATAAGACTGAAATTAAATACTTTGCGTTGAATCTTCGTGATGCCGTAAAGAATGGGCTTGGGTGGGACTTTGTTCCAGGAGATTACATCAGAGTAACTTTCTATAGAACATCTGAAGTCGGAAGCTCCGTTGGTTCATGGCATGAAGAGCTTGTTACTGGAGAAGTGATTGCGCAACAAGACCAGCGTCTTGTTATTAAGATTCACGACCTTCCACAACTTGGCGGCCTACCTGATTATCTTGGTTACACTATCGAATCAAGCAATCTTCTTTACGTGGATGGCTCTGGAGTTTCTGACAACAACTACTATTGTGATTATGGTGTTGCTACAGTCTTTAGAAGGGCTTCTGTAGACACTTCTGTATATCGTGAAACTGGGCTTGTTTTTGATGTTACCAGTCTACCAACTACCCTTAAAATTTCTGGAGATACGTCATTAACCAAGGTCGTACACAAAACTGTACCGGCTGCATTCGACCCGACTCCTGCTGATAAAACAATTCTTTGTGTTAACTCTCACGGGGAAAGCCTTTTTGGTGTGCGCACGTATCGCTCGTTCTTCGGTCGTTCTATTACGTATGTTGACTTCACACAGCAGCTCTCTAGCGAACAAAATCAGACCGCTATTTCATTTAGTGGCGTGTATCTATCTGGGACCAAAAACAACAATCTGAACTTTGTTGATGCTGTCGAAGAGGTCCGCCTACCCAGTGAATTGGTGCAGGTCAATAAGCTTCAGCTTGCATCTAAGGTAGAAAGTATTGGTACCGTAATGCTAGCGATTGGTGAAGTAAATACTGCTTCAATATATATTGGTGAATCTCAGCTAGTTGGGTCTTCTGAAAATGCCGACCTTGTAATTGATAGGAACGTTATTGGAACGTTTAATGTCCTTCAGGGAGGTTACGGAACCAAGCACCCTGAAACCGTTGTAGAACGTGGTGGATTCATTTATTGGTACGACGCCAACAAGGCGGAGGTATTGAGATATGGTAGAAATGGAGTTATACCAATTTCGCAAAATAAGTATAAGTCTACCCTTAATAAAATTACTACCGGACTATCTACTCAATCATCTTTAGTTGGTCACTTTGACCCCATACAGAATGAATATCTTCTGAGCGTATCTGACCCACTTAGGGTCAATACCTTTTCATTGGCTGACTACTCAACTGTGACATTATATAACGCCTCTGTATCGACTCTTGGCGGCTCAGTAAATATCTCTTTGTCTGGGTTGAGCCTTGATAATGTTGTTGAGGTAAGGATAGCTACACTGACTGGATTTCCATTGAAAAACATACGTGTTTCTTTTGGAGGAAACCCAGTATATACTTCTACTACCGCTACGTTCCCGTCTACAAGCGTATTGTATGTAAGATTTGTACCAACCTCGGCTTCTGGCTCTTTGTTGATTACCGGACTTCCAGAGCCTGTTGTATCGCCAGACACCAACATTCAAATTAAAAAGTACGGACACGACTATTCGCAAGTTCATCATCACATGCCATTAACGCATGCGTTCAATGAATCTGCAAACAAATGGAGAGGATACGACATGTACTTCTCAGAGGCTTCTGCGATTGTGAACAACACGCTGTACACCTTCCAGAATGGGTTGATGTATAAGCATCATCAGTCTAATGTCGCTACTTTTTATGGTATTACGTACCCAACGGCATTCTCTTACTACCTTGATTACCAAAATGTGGTATCGGTGCCGGTGTCGCATTCTCTTGAGACTGACGTAGCTCCGGCTAAGTCTAGGCTTCAAAGTGAGAACCACGCAACTGAGCTTGTGTCTGCGGATTACGTGGAGCAAGAAGACTTCTTCCGCTCAAGTTTTAAGCGTGATAAGCTGAGTGGAAACATTCTGACTGGCAAGCGAGTACGAGGAAGTAAATTACTATCTTTGCTAAGAATGCCAAGTACATTCAGCGTGAAAAGGATTTACACAGAAGTTAAAGATTCAACAGGACACTAAATGGACCCACTTACACTAGGATTACTTGGAGCTCAAGCCCTCATCGGAGGGGCGCAATTTATTGGCGGGTTAGCCAAACCTCGTCAGAAAATAGACACGTCTATCCAACCAGAGTTTAAAGAGGCCGAGAGCGCAATGCAAAACGCATCTCAGTCTACCTCTGCGGCATATGGATTGGCCCGTCAATCTTTGGCCTCTGACGCAGCTTCGACTCGTGCTGCATTAATTCGCACATCAAATAGTCCAACAGGACTTCTACGGGCCCAGCAAATGGCGTCTAGAGGTCAACAATCTGCCATCGCTAGTTTGTACCAGTCTGAGGTAAGAGAAAAAGCTGGAGAGCTCCGTGGTCTTGCTAGCGCAAAAATGGCGACTGCGGGAGCTAAAGAAAGAATGCAGGGCCTTAAAAACAGTCTGGTTATGCAGGAAAATGCTGCACGTGACCAACTAATTTCTGCTGGTATGCAGAACATCTTCGGGGCATTGCAGACTGGCGTGTATGCTCAGAACTCTATGGTTGGCGGCACGACTTCAACGACTGACCCATTTGCGTCAGATTTTAGAAACACTCCGGGATTTCGCACTCGTCAAGATTTAATGAGAAGAACAGGACGATGACGCCAAGTAAGAAAGGATTTGCCGTAGTCTTCAACACGACTGCACCACTCTTGGCTCGTCAGCGTCAAGAGATGCAGCAAATGTCGTTGGGACTCCGTGCTGCAAAAATTAGAGCAGACCAAGAAATGGAAATGAACAAGATGTCTATGACCTCTCTTGTTAAGGACCGTAATATTGACGCCCGTGGCCGTGCTGGATTTGACCAAATCCAAAACCAAGAGCTTGAGCGTCTACAGTCACTTGCTAAAAGTGGTGAGCTTAACGTTGTTGAAATTTCAAAAACAGCTAGCCGTCTGGACTCACTGGCCCAGACCATCAATGGTGGATACAAGCTTGGTGACGAACTCGTAAAAGACTCAGACAACCGTGGGTATATCCCAGAGCGTGTCCAAGAATTTAATGCACTTGCATTGTCCAAAATGGGCCTTGACCCAGAGAGTAAGGCTCGTGCTTATGCTCGGATTAACGAGGTTGGCGCATACACTCAGATGCCATTTGGGTCTTACCTTATTAATGAGGCTAAGGCTACGGAAGAATTTGTTAAGGCATATGGCGTTAGCGTAGAAGACCTTCGCAGGGGTGATTACATTGCGCAGACAGAAACAGCTCGCCAATTGTTTGAGCGTGCTCCGGGTGGTGGTTTCCGTGCCAAGCGTGCTGAAGGTGGTTTGATTACTGAAGAGATTTACAACGAGACCATCAAGAACCCATTGTTCTCTCGCATTGCAGATGACGCTGTAACTTTTGAGGCGTACCGTCGTGTTACCGAAAGATTTGAGCGCACTGGCCAAGAACTACCAGCTGACTGGGATGAGGTTCAGCGTGTTGGTCTTTATGGATTTGCGGACGACAACCCTGCGTCATCTATGTTCTACCGTGAGGTAATTAAGGAGCGTGAGTCTATGACCCCAGATGAGGCATACCGTGCCAAGAATCTACGCATGGGTCAGCTTTTAGACAATGCTGCTGAGGGCAAGTACAATCTTACGTCTGTGCCAGAAGGTCTAATGACCCAGTCATTCCAGTACACTGGTGGTGGAATCATGTTCGGAACCAGCTCCAAGAAGGATGTTGTGAGCTTCCCGACAAATATTGTTGGCGGAGTTCAGTTCATGTCTGTTCCGGAAAAAACAAGAAAGACACCAGTACCTGTTCGTTACAACGGTGAGCAATACTTTATTCTTCCCAATGAATGGGCGGTATCTGGAGAGCAGCTCAAGATGCGTGGAGGTGTCATGATTAAAGCTGACGGTCAAAGCGCTAGCAGTATAGCAACCATGATTAGCATGCTTAGTGACAATCAGTTAAGTAACTCCGTTGCTGTTCAAGGAGCCTTGAGTCAAGTTTCGCCCGGTTCACCAGAGGGTGCCGAGAAGCAGATTAAGGTTGTAGACATTGCTCCAAACCAAGTGTTTGATGGCGATGAGTTTGCAGCTGTTCAGCTCGCATTGGGAATTGGTATGGATTCACGAATGATTCGCACGGGTTCAACAATTAACGCACTGCGTGGGCACTACAACAATGCCAACAACAGTCGCCCCGGAGTCACGAAGTCTAAAGACACCCCGTCCGGTAGCAAGTCTGCCTTTAATGTAGACAATCTAGAGATAGAAGACTAATATAATTTGTATCTTTATGCTCTGAAAATAGACATAAAGAGACATGCCTGAGCCTAAAAAACTTAGCAGGGAGCAGTACCTAACTGGTATCTATGAAGCCCTCGGTGGATTTAAATCACAAGGTGTAAGCCTTGATGACTTCAAGACTAACCTCGCAAGCGACCCTGCGTACGTAGAAAATATCTACAAGGGATTAGGCGGTCAAAACATGGTTGGTGACTTTGACAAGTTCACCAAAATCGTATCCGGCCAGCCAGTTGTTCCAGCTGCAGCCCCTCAGGCAGGCGCACCGATGTCTACGGGATTCACTCCGGTTGATGTAAAAAAAAAACTTACTCCATCCGACGCATTCGCTTCCGCTGGCCCATCTACTTCGTGGACTGACCCTTCGGCTGTATCGAAAACTGTACGTGGCTTTGTCACGCCTGTAGCATCTCCAGAGCGCCTTGCCGAGCTTAAGACGTCTACAGAAACTGGAATTAAAATGCAAAAGGACCTTGGCGCCAAGGTCTCTGCGCTGTCTACAGAAATTACCACCGGATTCGACGAGTTTATTGCAGACGCCACCGCTCGTGGGGCTGTCACTATTGACAACAATACGTATGCATTCTCTAATGAGGACGACCTTGCCAAATTCAAGGACTTCCAAGCCCGGTTAGACTTTACTGAAAATGAAAAGCTTCGCTACAACGAGGTATCAGGAGAACTGACCAATAAGATTGGTGAGTACGAGGCTGCGCTTGCATCTCAAATATACAAAGAGGCAGAAAAGTCTGCCCCACGTGAGGCGTTTGATGAAAACGGTAACTGGGTAAGTGCAGGATTCTACTCATTAATGAAAGGAACCGGTGACGCAGTTACTGGAATGGGTCAAATTGTTGCAGATTTTGCTCTTGAGGCCATGATTAATGGTGGTCGTGGAGTTGCGCTTTCTAACAAAGCAGTCGCTGGCGCACCACAAAAAGATTTATCCCAGCTAGAAGAAGGAGCGAGAAGAAGTGTGTCTCAGTCTTTTCAGGGAGCAAGAGAGGGATACGAAGATTACCTAAGAGTCTTATCATTGGTAGGCGGACCCGGCGTTCCTGTCGGCGCTATTGCATCACCAGAGTACGTCAATAGACTATCAAACAGCTCTTGGCTTGGTGGCGCATACGTTGGCGCAATGCAGTCTGTTCCAGCAATGTTGACGCCCGGAATGGTTGGCATGACCGGACAGATGTACGGATTCATGGCTGACGAAATTGAGTCTGACGCAGAGTTGGCACAAATCCCAGAGGAGCACAAACTTCTTCTAAAGTCTACGACCGGCGTAATTATGGCTTCTCTCGAGCGTTTGGGCTTTAGAAATCTTGTTGCCAACAAGTCGATTGTAAAAAACATTGCTTTAAATGTAATTAAGAAGCTTCCTGTTGGCACGCCAACGAAAGTGGCCCTAGAGCGTATTGCCGCTGCCGAAGCTAGAAGTATCACTGCAAACCTTGGCATCCGTGCCGCAACCGGTTTTGCTGCAGAATACGAAACTGGAGCCTTACAACAGCTTGCGGATGTGACCACAAAGTCTATCTACGATACCGCTGTCGAAAAGGACATGTTCAACAACCCCACTGGTATTGGTGAAATTGCCTACGAAGTCAACAAGGCTGGCGTTCAAGAGGGCATGGGAGCCATTATTATTGGTGGACGGAGCATGGTTACGGGTGCTATCCGTGACAACAAGCTCGGAGACCTCATGGAGAACGGTGAGTTCTACAACTTTGAGATGGCCCTACGCAATCCAAAGCTGTTCCAAGAGCAGATGACCGCAATCAACAATGCTATTGGCGCAGGTAAGATTACTGAGACTGAAGGCGCTGAGCAGATTGGCGCTATGGCCAAGGCTCAGATGGTTGCAGAGATGATGCCTAGCCGCACTCTAAATCGCTACAATCAGCTTGAGGCACGCAGGAAGGTATTCGACCTTTTGTCGCAAAAGCTTGACCTACGCACCGAGCTTGAAAAAGCTGACGAGACACTGAAGCCTGCTGTTCAGGCTGAGATTGAAAAGATTAACGACGAGGTTCGTGGTATCGTTGAAGGAATGGAAGCTCAGGTCGAAGAGTTTGGCGCAGCAATTCCAGAGACTACTCGTGGAGAACAAGCCCCAACGTTCACTGCTGGCGAACTTTCTGGCGCTAGCTACACAGATGTATTGTCTAAACTATACAAGGCTCCAACTCCAGAGCAGCGTTCTACCGTTCGTAGAATGATGGAGCAGCTTAAGGGCATGGCACAAGTAGCTGGCGGTGATGTTCGTTTTGTTGTGGCCCCACAGGAAACTGCTCGTTTCGGACCTAGCCGCAGCGCAATGTTCTTTGACCAGAATACAAATACAATCTTCGTAAACACAAATGCTTACGTTGATAATGTCTACGCTCACGAGGCTAGCCACCCATTCATTGAGTTCCTAAAGAATTCCAACCCAGAAGGTTTTGCTGAGGTGTTCAGCGCTGTCAAAGATGTGGAAATGCCTAAAGGTGCTGCTGCTGACCTTGCTAAGAGATTCAACCTTACTCCAGAGCAACAGGCTCAACTCGAAGACGTTAAGACGTATGGCGAATGGTCTGCTGCAATCAAGGAGGTCTTCCCAGACCAAGACTTTGAAATCGAGGCAGTTACTGAACTTATGGCTGACCTTTTCGAGGCCAAAATCAACACCAAAAACGCACCAAGTGCACGCCGTGCATTGGGTACTTTGTTTGAGTACATGGGTCTAAACACCCTTTCTGACAAGATGTACAACATCGAGGAAGTTACTCTTGACGAAGCGATTGGCGAACTTGAAAGACAAGACTTCTTTTCTGAGGAGTCTATTGATGCACTAACTAAAGCACTTAAAAGAGATGATACGCAAAAAGGGGAGCAAGTACCAAGTCCTGTCGAAGGAGGGGAAGCCGCTGTCGAAACTCCTATCGAAGAAGGACGCCCAGAAGCGCCTGCAACAGGTGGAGATGTTCAAGCGACTCAAGCAGAAGTAGCTCCAGTTGCCGCACCCGCTGCTCCAGCACCGGCTACTGTACCTGCCGCTCCAGTAGCAGAAGCTCCAACGTCTAAGAAGCGTGAGCCCAAAAAGAAAACCGAGGAGAAGGATGAGGTAGTACGTGAGGCTCCAAAGGCTGATGCACCTACGCTTGTCGCTGCCCCAGCTGCCAAGAGCGGTGGATGGAATATTGTAGACAAAGAGACTGGTGATGTTCTTGGAACTATCCAGAGAACCGGTAAGGGCAAAAAATCTGTTTACGAGATTAAAGACGCTGAAGGCAATGCCGTTGGCACTGCAAAGAGCTCAACAAAAGCTGCTCAGACATTCAAAGAAGGCGCAAAGGTTGAGTTTGTAAAACGTACACCGACTGAAGCGCCAGCCCCAAAACAAGAGGCCAAGAAAGAAGAAGCCCCAGCTCGTCCCGAGCGCAAGAAGCCACGTGAAGTAGCGCAGGCGCCACAGAAGGGTGAACGTGTCGTTGTATACGGCAAGCCCATCCAGAAGTTCGTTGAGGACGATAAGTTCAAAGCGAAGAAGGCTGCCATTGAGTCTAAGCGTAAGGCGGAACTAGCTACCGCTACTTCTGAAGATGCCAAGTCTAAAATCAATCAGAAGTACGACGACCAGATTGCGAAGCTCATCCCCGGACGTGAAATACCAGTTCAAACGGTTATGGACAACCAGACCGGTGACATCATGGGCACGATTGAAGCTACTGTCGGTGACCGTGCAGCTAAGACTTCAGACAAGAATGTAACCTATACCGCTAAGGACACTGATGGAAATGTGGTTGGTACATCTGACTCTGTCGAAGGAGCGGCAAAGGCTATTACTCCATACACGACCATTGAGTTTAAGAAGACGGAGACTAAGCCCGAACCACAACCGTTTACACCAAAGGCTGCCCCAGCTCCTACCAGAGTCGTAGAAGATGGACCTGCAACTGCTTCTACCGCAGCAGACGCAACTGCTGCAGCTAAGGCTAGAGAAGACAAGGACAGGGTGTCTACGCTTCTTGGCGTTGTTGCCAAGCTTAGTCTAAAAGACATCATTGCCACCAAGGCTCCTCGCCGCAGAAAGGTTACTGAGCAAATCGAGGTGATGAAGGACGGCAAGAAGTGGCGTGTCTACGAGCCCCAGCGTCTACGTCGTGGTACTTATCTAGAGGACGGAACCATTCGTTGGTACGCATTCAAGAACGAGTCTGACTTTACCGTGGACTATGTTAGAAACTTTCCAACAGAGAGACGGAAGACCGTTGCTGACCAACTCCGTGAGAAGTTTGACAATGTAACCGAAGAGACTCCAGTAGAAGCTAAGCCCCGACCCGAGGTCACCGCAGAGCAAATGGGTGTTCAGGCGCAAGGTGGCCTAACCATCGTTGAGTTACTTCGTGACCTAGGAAAGCGTGGAAAAGAAGTGGCCGTAGTGGTCAATCCGAACACGATGACCATTTCTGAGCGTGAGCCACGCCGCAAGGTATTCATTGAGACTAAATACACGGATAAGAAGAAGTTCAACGCATCTGTCAAGGCGCTTCAGGAGCGAATCAACAGTGGTGAGCTAGACTTCCAAGAGGAGGTTAAAACCAGAATGGCGGCCCTCCAGCTAGACTTGTCTCAAGACGTTACAGCTATTATTGACGAGGAGACTGACTTGCTTCTTCGTGAGGCAAAAGTTGCTGCAGCCCGTGCCAAGAGACTCAACGATGAAAAGGCCCGCATCCGTCGTGAGAATGTAAGCGTTGCCAAAGAAGCCCCAGTGGCTAAAGACATCGAGGAGGGACTGTCTAAGATGAGTGTTCAAGCGCCTATCTCTAGAGTATCTGATACTGTAAACCAGAAGATTAAAAACATCATCAAGCAGGTTAAGGCCACTGATGATATTCGCACTTCTGGCGCTATGCGTGGAGTTATTGCGTTTGCAGAGAAGTCTAACAGTGTCCAGCCTGGAACCTACAAGCAAGAGAAGGGTGGCCTATCTGCTGAGTTCAACGCAGCAGTAGACGCAATGAACGGAACGGTAGCAGACTACCTACGTGCACTTCACGTGTTCTACGCCAACAGCGTACAGATGACTCCAGAGCAGCTTGGCCTGTACAACTTCTTTGATGTCAAGCAGCGTGATGAAATCAAGACCCGTCTTGCTTCACGATACAGTCCATTCATTCCTACAGGATTGTTGAATCAAGTATTTGAGAATCTTCCAGCAGTGGAGAATCCAAATACGATTAGCTCTATTGTGTTCCCAAGCTTTGTTGGCGGTTACAACATCCAAAAGGACTTGATTAGCACGGCTATCGTAACTGCAAAGACCTCGCTTGGCGAGGAGCTGATTGAAATGACGCTCGAAGATGGCGTTGAGGTCTTTAGACTGACCGACCTTACAGAGATGCAGTATTTGATTCATGCTCAGATTGACCAGCAATACGCTGACCTAAGCACTGAGGAGAAGAACATGCTGTACGAAGACATCATGGAAGCCAAGTTTGACGCTACTGTTATTGAAGGGCTTAGTGTCGCTATGGAACTAATGGGTGTCATTGAGAGCATTAAGGGTTCGCTTGTAAATGAATTCAATAGAATGGGCAAAGCCTATTTTAATGACAAGGGTATATCTCCAATTCAGAACAACGCATTCTCTCGTGACTTCCTTGAGTATGCCTACGTAATGGGCAGCATGGAAGGTGCGTACAACTACATTAACCTTACGTACGACTTTGCATCTCCGGACGCATTCGACCGTGTGCATGGGCTAATGATGTCTATAGTAGACAAGGCGATTACGTCTAACACCGAGATTCGAGTTGTTCCAGGTGCTGCTCCAACCATTGACCCGCTTGGATTTATTCAGAAGCTTGGGTACATCAACGGTGAGTCGCCAATCAGCAAGCTTGCCCGTGTGGTGTCTAGCGACATTGAAGACGTTGAGTTTTCAGTTGGCTCAGAAGCTAAAAACGTGGCGGCAGAGATGGCCATGAGCCTCGCTGAAGAGGGCATGGCGGGTTCTGAAGTTGCGCTTGCTGGAATGTTGATGGCTGGAAATCTAGAGTCTGCACTAGAAATCAAGGGGCTATCTCCAGATGAGGTTATGTCTGGCGAGGGCGGCCTTGTACGTGCACGTCAAATCAACCTAGACGAAGCGCCAAGAATCGGCTCCAAGTTTGGCAACATCAAAGACATCGCTGAGTTATTTAGCTTTTTCCGCAGCACTGTTCAAGAGAACGGTATCATCGTGGAGGTAGACAAGGATGGCCGCTTGGTCGACTACCGTGTCTTCACCAACAAGATGTTTGGTCAGGTAGCGTTGAACGACTTTGCGAAGCTTATCTACACTAAGAAGCAACAGCCTGAGAATAAAATCTTTACGATTCATAACCACCCAACGGATATCCCAGCACCGTCTAACTCAGACCTTCAGTCTCACTTGGTCTTCAATGACGTGCTTGGCGATAGCTACGGTGGTCAGATTATCCTCAACGGAGAGAAGTTCTCATTCGTTCCTCCGCTAAATAACTACGACCTTATCGGAGACAGCTTCGAAAAGGTTCCGGTTACATATGCCAAGTACACTCCGGCAAAGACTGGACCTACTGGTATTAGACTGAATACCCTTGGATTCGGGAACGTCATTGCTGCTGGAGAACTAAACTTGCCTAAAGCATTGCTTGAGCAGGTTCACATTCTGAACAGCAGCGCTGCATTGTCTTCAAATCCCGGATTTACAAACATTGCACTTGTAACTGTGAACAACAGCTACATTGCGCAAGAACTTGTTCTTAAGGATGTTAACTTCTTGTACGTTAGCACTAGGAATGGCAAGGCGAACCAAGAGGAGCTAGACAACGCAATTGCTTCTATCCGTAGAACTACTGAGTCTGGACTTGGCAAGTATACCGTTGCCATCATGACGGAGGGGTCAAACCCACAGGTAATGGAGGCTGTTAAGTCGGTTGCCACTCACATCGCAATTGGTAACGAGCGCAACAACGAGATTGTATTTGCTCCGTCAGACAAGTTCGTTAGACGTGCTACGCCAGCAGCTTCTGCAGAAATCACCATCAACAAGAAACTTGCTGATGAGCTTTCGTACAACTTCGTACCCAAGCCCGGATACATCGCTGACCTAGAGTTGAATCGTTACTTCGTGAACGACGACAACTTCAGTGTGTCTATGGGCAACAAGGAGATGAACCTTACTGAGTTCGTGAATCAGTTTACGAACGATGTATTCGAGCGTGCTGGTGTGGAGAAGCCACTTGGGCTCACCGGAATGACTGACCTAGACGTGATTGTCTCGGATAAGTCTACCCCAGAGACCATTATCAGTGATGTGATGACCAAGACTGGTGAAATGATTTCACAGTTCATGCCAAAGACTAATGGCGTCACTCCGGTAGACCAAGTAATGATGGACTACGAGGCTAAACTTGCCGAAGGAAAGGTTGCTCCGAAGTATAACGAAAACGTTAGATTCTCTTCGTACAAGCCGTCTAATACTGCATTCAGCCAGAAGTTCAACACCGTTCGCTCTGAACAAAGAAGAATTGTTGATTCTGCAAAGGCCCCAGTAGCCAAGAGATTCCGTGAAGGTGTGCTAGACAAAAAGGTTGGAATCTTCAACTTCATCAACAAGAACCTAAACGGTCGTAATGCTGAGGCTGCAGAAATGCTCCAAGCATACGTACGCACTGAGGGTGGTAAGTCTATCTACGCTTCTAAGCTTGCGGAGGAAAAGCTTCGTGAGGTGTTTGGCAAAAACGTATTAAACGTTTCTAGCGTGGAAATGCAAGAGGTTGAAGAAACATTGATGGCTCGCACCATCATTGAGATTCAAGACCGTCGTGATGCCATGCTTGCCAAGCAGTACAAGCGCAAAGAGGACGCCCTTGCTGGGGTTACGCTTCAGCAGATTAAGTCTGAGCTTGAAACATCCCGTGAGTACCGCTCGGACCTTCGTGCCCGCATCAAGCGCTCAGAAAGAAATCTTGAGGCCGCAATTCGCACTGGTGACCTCGCCAAGCAGGCGCAACTTAATTCGGATATCCTTACCTACACATCTGAGCTCGTTAAGGTGGAAGCTACGGCATCTGACTTAGCTAAGCGTGTGTCTGTTATCACTGGCTCGACTACTCGCATTCAGGAGCTTCAAGACCCGATTAAAAATCCGGGCGGCATGACATACGAGCAGGCGAATGAGCACCTCGAGCAGCGCAAGAAGGACAATCCAGAGCTGTCTAAGTACGCAAATAGCGTTGTAGACAAGATGTTTGAGGAAACCAAACGAATCCTAAAGGAGAAGTTTGACAGTGGGCTCATCTCTCAAGGAATCTACGATGCACTAAAAGACTACGGGTACAGCCCGAGAATTGTCCTGCAACGACTTGTTGACCGTGAGATGATGTCTGAGCTTGGCGTACTGTCACAAAACCCGTCTAATGGCGTTAAAAAGCTTGGCGCTGGTACTGAGGATGCGATGGTTACTGACCCAACCGCACTATTTGCTGCAACGATTGTGTCGCACGAGCGCACCATGCGTAGAAACGAGATAGCTGCAAGACTGTACGACTTCGTTGTGGCGTCGCCAGCTAACAATGTTTTGTCTATCGAGCAGCCGTTGCTTAACAAAGACGGTTCAATCAAGCGTGACCGTTTCGGAGTTATTCAATACCCTCCAAAGATTGCACCCGGAACTACGGTGATTGAGTTCTTTGACAAGAACAACAACGTAGTAAGAATGCGTGTAGACTTGGAGTTCTACAAAACATGGCGTGGACTTGAGACCTGGGGTGCTGGCACCGAAGGTCAGAAGATGTTCATGGAGCTACTTGGTGTGGCGACTGGGTCTACCGGGCTTAAGCTTGCTGCAACCATCGGAAACCCTGCGTTCGCTGCGGTCAACGTGTTCCGTGACTTCCTGTTTGTAAACGCTTTCACCAACGCATTCGGCAACACCCTTACGGGTAGCATGGCTAACTACATCAAGTACGCATCTCCAATCGCTGTCAATAGACTGTTCGGAGACCGTAGCGTGTCTAAGGCCGCAGAAAAAGGTGGTTACGCCATGGACTTCGTTTCGGATTCGCCACTCGGGTTCCGGAATGTTTCCAAGGGCATCACGGAGCGCAGAACTGGAGACAAGGCTAACAAGGTATCACTTGCTCTTACTTACATCAAAGAAGGAATGCTATTCCTCCAAGAGAAGTCAGAGAAGATTACCCGTCTAGCCATCTTTGAGAAGACGTACCGTGACCTAAAGGCCGCCCGTCCAAATCTTACTGAGGATGAATTGGTAACGCTTGCGGCAGCCAAGGCCCGTCAGCACATGGATTACGCCATCAGCGGACAAGCTTCGTACATGGTCGAGAAGTTCTTGCCATACACCAACGCAGCGACTCGTGCCATTGAAACAAGTGTCTACTACATCTCACCACTCGCTGGTAACAAGATGTTCGGAACTCGTGTCTCTGAAGACAACAACATGGTAAACGCTTGGTCGTTCTTGAAAATTGCCGAGTTTGCAGTTGGATATGCAGCCATCATGGCATTCAATAACATGATTGGTGAGCCGGACGATGAGTTCGATGAGAACGGTGAAAAGCGTCCACACGCTTTAGACTACTTCTCTCCACAAATCAAGGACAGAAACATTGTTGTGCTTAACGGTAAGTGGAAGGACAAGAACACTGGCGAGTATGTTCAGGGATGGTCTAAGTCCGCAGTGCCAGAGGCGTTTGTGATTGGTATACCGTATGAAATGGCTCCGTTCGTTAGACTTACTCAAGCTGTTGCAGATAGTGTCAATCCGATGTTCAGCGACCGTCACCCAAGCAACCTCAAGAGCGCAGTAGTTCTTGGAGCAGAATACTACATTCCATTATTGGGGCAGTCTGCCGCAAAAGGAATCGAGAACAAGTCTGTAGTGGACGCCATGCTCGGTATGGTTGGTCAAGTGCCAATGGTTGGTGCGTACATTGCGTATAGCGCTAACTACGACACCTACACCGGTGACGAGGTGTTCCGTGAAGGATTTGGAGAGCTTGCCGATACCGACAAGTACGACGACCGTACACGTGCCACGTTCGTTAGATTGGGTAAGGGGATTGGCGCCAAGCCTAAGCAGCTACAGGCAGCGTTCGAAAAGCTTGCTACCCGTGTAGACAATCAATACTTCTTGAGAATGATGTTCTCAGTTACTGATAACATTAGCTACGAAGGTCTAATGGAAGAAGGTGTGGTTCAGGGTACTATCCGACCAGCAGAAAACATTGGAGACATCTTGAAAGCCGGCGGCGGCGTTACCAAGCGTATCGTTCGTGATGGCAACCTTGGGTGGCAGGCAGCATTCCGATACGACAGCCTAGAGAAGTCTACAGCCGAGGAAAACACTCGCTCACGTGTGCGCAGAGACATCAAGGCTATTGCATCACGCTGGGAAGCTGACAACCACAAGGATGTCACTAAAGAAGCGTTAGACCGCATCACGAGGTCCTACGACATGACCTCTGATGAGGCTGAGAGCATGGCTAAATACTACTTTGCGGAGATTGCACGGATGAACATGCTAAGCCCGCAGGCTCAGACAGTTGTACGTGCTAATTCACCACAGAAGCGTGCTGAGATTCTGACTCAGATAGAACAGAAGGATGGACGTGAGGCGCTTGTGAAGGCCCTGCAGCAAATCCAGAAGTACGAGGATGGCTCTGGTGAGACTATTATCTCTGATAAGACGTTAGAGAAGTTCTTAGAGTATAGGGGCGAATGATGATAGTGACTATCCTATCCGGTGTATGCTGGGTAGGAATAGTTTTTCCACTTTAATAAGTAGACCGAGGGAGGTGTTATCATCTCCCCCGGGCACATCTCTTCGGTAGAAGTTTTTGCGGCACCGCTCTTTCAGTTCGCTGACGTGCATGAATATGCAGTACAATACGTCGTCGGCCTCAAGTGTGCCTATGTTTTGTTTGTGGCGTAGACCTTTCTCTGATGCAGCAATGAGCATCCAATAGTCTGCTTGGGTGGTGGCAATTCCTGACGGGACACCACGGGATTCATACTCAATGTAGAAGTTTCCAGTGCGGTATGTGCCGAAGTCAAATTTCACCTCAACTAGCTTGCTTGCAAACAGTTGCGCAACAAATGTTTCGCCTAGTTGTCCAAGCTTTAGGTCGTAGCGGAAGTCGCTATTAAAGTCCATAATTAGATATCCCAGTAAATAAAAATCCAGTCTGTATTGGGGTGATGATTCCCTTCCCCCTCTTTGGGCGGCTCTTGGCTTGTATCCGACTGATTATCAGTCGCAGGCCGAAAGGAGCGCATCAACGAATGTCATGTCTAAGTTTCGAACTTGTCTAAGGTTCTTGCGCTCCATTATTTTGGCACGCTCGACCTCTGTCTTGCTCGACCCCTGACCAAGGTTAGCGAATATGTTCGCATTGGCCCTCAGCACATTGTCAATCTGCTCCCGAATCTCTATGTTCGTGTAGTACGACATTTCCTTTCGATTTTGTACAAAGGTAATCATTGATGATGAACTGGAATTCATCCAAAGTTCTTGCGATTCTGTATTCATATCCTTGGGATTTAGACAGGGACTCGAACAACTTTTGTGAATCAGAAGCCCTCCCTTTTGGGGTCTTCATCTCAATCCATAGACCATGGTAGGTGTCGTTAGGAACCATAAGAAAGAGGTCGGCGACTCCTGCGAGTACGCCTTCCCCCTTCATAATGGCTGCAGTAATCTTGTCTCTGCGCCCTCCGTTCGGTATGGCAAACAAGCAATATGCTTTATCTGCATACTGCATTCTAAACCACGCCACGCAGGCTCGCTGGAGTCTCGACTCTTCGTGCTTCACTTAGAAAGGAAGGTCGTCTGCTTCTACTACTGATTGCGTTTTCTTAGGTGCAGGCTTTCCGGCTGCGTCCTTACGCTCGATGTCTACCATTTCGGCCCATCCGTTCCACTCGACAGGGATAGCGTCAAGCTTGATTTTAAATCCGGTAGGTGCCTTGAGCACTCGGCCGATTTCAATCCAACGGGTTTTCTCTTCTCCGTTGACGGTGTACTTTCCTGAAGCGACAACCAATTTTTTGTATTGTTCCATTGTAAAATTAATTTGGATTTAGACAAAGCTACGATTTAAACGTTATTAACACAGCCTCACCTGCCTCGTAGCGCTGTAGCAGGTCACTGTACCATATGGTCATTCTAACGAAGTTGTTATAGTTTTCAATCGTTAGCAACCAATCTTTTTTACCGAGAGTTTCGTTGTATCCACTGTCGATGTCTAATATTTCAAACTTACCCTTTGGGGTGATGAATCGCTCTCCCACAAGAAAGAATCCGCCCTTCTGTTTAATCTTCTCTTCGCTGTACTCAGAGTGCTTCTTCAATGCTTCTTCGAAGGCTATCCGCTTCTTCTCGATAGCGTCTTGCATCCTCAGTCGCTGCTGTAATTCGTGCTCTGTCAGAGTTGACCTGTTGTTCGAGTGTTGATATTTCATATCGTAGTGTTTGAAGTGATGATGAGGTTCGGTGAAGTATTGTAAGTAGGGTAAGTAGTTTGTCTTGGCTTTCGCCTTTTGCTTTAGACGCCCAGTCAGCTACCCAGACTTGAGCTTGTCCAAGCTCTAGCTCTTGGGCCATTAGGAGGATTTCATTTGCTCTGTCCATTAGAAAATATCGTCGTCGTTACTAGTTGTAATATGCTCCTCTGTGCGATGAGATTTACCGAGCGGGTCGTATCTGTCGTCTATCAAGAACGTTCCACCAATTCGCATCTGGAGCCTTACGGGGTCGTTAAAGAAAGTAGGCGAGCCTCCGGTCTCCGTGACCTTAACCTTGTTGACGTGGATAAGGGTGTAGTTGTATAGACTTTCGTGTCTGGTGTATCGGTGAACACACCAGAAGTTGTCGGCACGTGACGAGAACTTGGAGCCACCCTCGATATCTGCCTGGGCCAATGGTCTGGGATGTCCGTCTAATTCGTAGCCCATATACTCGTCACCTCGTGTGTGGACCTTGCGAAGCGCCTCTGTTACGCCGTGAGCGTTGATGTAGACAGCGATACCGGTCTGCTTACAGAAGATTCGGATGTCTCCAAGTACACGGTAGTCGTACTCGTGGCCACCTAGCTCTGCATACATCTTGCGGTCTTTAGCGATTGAGTTGTACGGGTCTAATAGGAGTGCTTGGTAGTCCCACTCGTCCTTAATCTCACGGGCCAACTGTAGAAGGTCGTATGCCGTGTAGGTCTTGGTGTCATCAACAAAGCGAAAGTGGTCTAGGATGTAGTCACGTGCCTTATAGAATTCCATATCGCTCACGTCCTCCGTGTGCTGCTGCAGCTTCATGGATATGAGTTTGTCTATGAGAATCCATGCGTCGTTCTCTGATGAGTATAAAAGCCACCGGGTGTCGTTCTTCACTGCATTGACAAGCATGTACCAAAGAATGACCGTTGTTTTACCTGCGTTGGCGTGACCAGCGATTACGGTAAGTTCTCCCTTCTTAAGTTGGATGTGCTTGTCGAATGGTTCAACGCCAATGGTCTGTCCCATCTTGAGCTTTCCTTTGCGCTTGAGGTCAATGGTGCGAAGGTGCTCGTCCATGTTTACAAAACGTTCGTCTTTCATTTTGCAGCAAGCATTTTGGGTTCAACGCCTTCGACTTTGCATGCATCCTTGAATTTAGACAAGAGCCCTAGGTTGTTGAAGTACCTCTTGGCAAGTGTCTTTGGTGGGTTGACCTTGTTGGTAACGCAGAAGACCGATGCCTTGACGACACGTTCGTCTGGCTGTGTGTTCCAGTCTATCTCGAACAATCTTGCCACTCGTGGGTCTTGGGTCTCCTCTGTTCGTTCGACATCACCGTGGCGCTCCCATGTCCGGACTGCTGCTTTCCAATCCTTCATTTTGTTTTTGCCAATCATCCATCCCTTGGAGGCATAGAAGTCGATGAATGCCTCGGCCTGACGCTTGGCATCCTTCCATCGGCGTTCGGTCATGTACTCCTCGACCTCTTGGGGCTTGGGTGCTCGGAACCCTTTTTCTCTTTCTTTTGGACTACTACTTGTAGTAGTCTTTTCTTTATCTTTTTGGGAGGGGGGATTGTCAAGGGGGGAGACGGAATTTTGCACGATGTCCGGATTTTCCGTACAAACGTCCATAATTTCCGGATTTTCCGCACACACCTCGGGCATTGTGTCCGGATTTTCCGCACACGTGTTTGAACTTGTGTCCGGATTTTCCGGATATTCAATATGCTCGGTGTACCCCAACGCTTGGAGCTCTGCGAATGCGGCATAGTGCGCATCTCTTCCATCCTTTGACATTGGTATTACTCTCCTTACACGCACTCCTTGCGAATAAATAAGAACGAATAAACCCTTGGCTTTGAGCGATAAACGCTCATCAAGAACAACTTTTTCTAAAATACTGCTCATACAACTTTGGTTTAATGGAATTATTCCATATATTTGTAGTAATGATTAGGCACTGTGGTTAGTGTTTGATTTGATTGGTAAGGGGGGATGGGGGCTTCGGCCCCCATTTCTTTTACAAGATGCGGATAGTTTGCATCACTAGGTTAGTCCAATACTCGTCCTTACCATCGTTATACTTACCACGCACATACCCGTTTACAACGACCGTGTCACCGACCTGCACAGCATCAAGTAGCGCTGCATTCTTGTTGTAGGCTGTAATCTTCAACGGCTGCTCTTTAACAACACCACGGTTGTCTTGAATGCTGTTGTTGATTACAAAGTCTACCAGCACAATGCCTTTCCCGGCACCAGCGCCGATTGCGGTGGTGTTTACCTTCCCGACAAACACCCCTTCTGCTGCAAATTTTACGTCTTTCATAATTTGATATTGAACCTTAATTGCGACCGGTATGTGATATTACCGGACTCCCCAAAGGTAATAACTTGAGCTTCGTTGTCTAGCATGTACTTCCTAACTAAGTTTTTACGGTGACGGAGCTCTTCTTCGGCTTTCTTTAGGGACTCACCTCGCTCAACAATGTCTACTGCAATCTTAAGCATTTCATCATCTCCTTCAACCACAAGCTCGTTGTCACGAGTCTTCGCATAGTCAGATAGGAATGCTTCGTATGGCTTAGCTTGCTCCTCGTATGCGGTGGGTTCGAAGGTTGCTGCTATTTGGAATCTTTCCGACTCACCGACAGAATCTGAAATCATCGACTTCGCCATAGACAACTGCTCAACAAACTCTTTAATGGTAGGATAGAAACGATTCCACAACTCCTCATCCCACTCAATTACATGCAC